GGCTACTTGAAGGTGCGACACTCAACCCCGGCGACAAAGACAGCGTCAAGCAGTGTGTGAGCCATTGGATCTGTGAGCTCGGAGAGCTGGGTAGCACATTCAAGAAGGCTGACCTAGACCAACTCAAGGCGTTCATTACCAGAAGCCATGACGAGCTACGTCTGCCCTATGATCGTGGGTTCTCGCGGTATCGTCGGCGCACGATTTTTTACGGGTCGGTCAACGAGAATGAGTTCCTAACAGACCCCACCGGCAACCGAAGGTTCTGGGTTGTACGAGTGCAGAAGATTAACTACCGGCACAAGATCGATATGCAACAGGTGTGGGCTGAGGTGAAGGCGCGCTTCTTCGATACAGGCGAAGGCTGGTTCCTGACCAGTGAAGAGCGAGCGCTACTGCAAGAGTCTAACGAGCTGTCGAGGACGCAGTCTGTGGTCGAAGACCTGATCCTTCAGCGGGTCAAGTTCACATCGACGATGGTGCGCCCGGTGCAGATGACGGAGCTGTTGCGAGACCTTGGGGTGCGGTCGCCGAGGGTGGCGGACTTCAAGGAAGCGGCACGAGTGTTGGCGGCGAATGGATGCGTTCCGCGCAAGAGTAATGGGCGCAAAATATACGACATTGACTACGAGCCTATCATCGAAGATGGGGGCTCAGTACCGCCTCCGAAGTGGGATGTGTGAGGGTAGAACAGGGTAGGGTATGCCCTAAACAGGGTACATCTAAGGCTGTTTTGGGGGTAAAAAGGGCAATTCTTAAACTGGTGCGATTTTACGATTGTAAATTTACTGAGCGCCGAAAAAGGGCTGTTTTGGAGGGTAGATGTACACTGTACCCTGTTTTAGGTAGGGTTAAGTGCTTGATATTAAAGGAGATAGTGACAGGGCAGGGTAGGGTATATCTACTCTATTAAGTGTAGTTTTATATTTAAGAATAGTATTATTCTTAAGGTGTATTTAGGGGTATATAGGAAACACGTACCCTACCCTCTACTGTACCCTGTTGCTTGGATTGAAAATCATGGACAAGAAGCGTGTGGTAAGGGCTCAGAAGATGGTCGACAGTGGGAGATCAGTGAGCCAAGCGGCATACGAAACTCACGTCCATGTGCATACGCTGAGGCGATGGTTGCGTAACTACGAAAGGTATGGCGACTCGCTGTGGACGGATTCACCAAAGGAAGTAGACCGTGAGTGATGAGAAGAAAGGGCCGGGCCGACCCCGGAAGAAACTGAAGCCGCTGGTCAACACGCCAGCACACTTTGAAGCAGATCCAGAGCTTGGCTTAACAGAGATGCAAGCGGCCTTCGTGTGGTTCTACACAGAGGGCTCGTGTGGGCAGACAGAGGCCGCTCGAAGAGCTGGGTTCTCATTCCCTGCGGCAAGCGCTACGAAGATGATGGACGGCAAGACGCATCCTCACGTCACGAAGTCGATCAGGCTGAAGCAGGAGGAGCTAAGAGAGAAGTTTGCCATCACGCCTGAGAAGACCGGGTCGATGCTGTGGAACATCGCGGAGACGGCGTTTGATAGCGGCCACTACAACGCGGCAGTCAGTGCAGTGAAAGAGCTCAATCAATTGGGTGGACTAACGGTTCAGCGCACTCAGAATCTCAACATCAACGCCAACATCGACAGCATGAGCAAGGAAGACATCAAGTCACGGCTCAACGAACTGCTAGGCACTGACAGCAAGATTACAGATAAAGATTTTTGACAGCACAAATCCTGCGCATCGATGTGTAAAACCGCGTAGAGAGGCTCTCTCTCTACGCCCCGCCAGAATCCCGGAAAAACCTCAAAAAACCCTGTTTGCCATCGTTTTTACCGATTATTGGGCCGATTCGGTGACCCCTGTTGCCTATTCGTGTGTTCACACGGGTCACTTTGCGCCCTCAGCGGCCTGTATTGGCCTGTGTTGGACGCAATGGGACTAGTATTAGGGTCTCTATGGGGTCGGAAAACGACCTTCAGATCGCAATAGGGGGGACCCCCGCACCCCCCTGAATCGCGCGCGGCCGATGGCGTATAGCTATAGCTGAGTTTGGTACATTCAAAACTTAATTTTATTTGATGGATAAAAGGGACCCCGCACCCCCAGCGCTATGGTTTGGAGGGGTAGCGCTCTGGTTGTGGGGGTGGGGGTCGATTCTGCAAAAGACCAAGGGACCCCTATGGCCTAGAATTTTTCCTCAGATAGGATACTATCGCTAAATGGCAGATTCGCGAAATAAAGGGGCCGCTTTTGAGCGGGACATCGTAAAACGTCTCAATAATTTTTTTGAGGCGCAGGGTGTTGACGTCCATTGCAAGCGCAACCTTGATCAATATCAGGCCAAAAACCTTTGCGACATCACCATTCCCGGCTATGCGATCGAGTGTAAGGCCTACAAGGATGGTTGGTGGTTCCAAAAAGCGTGGTGGGAGCAGGTATGTACGGCCGCCGGTAATGACATTCCCGCCTTGGTTTGGAAGTTCAACAACAAACCTATTCGCGTGACGCTACCGATGAGTGTTTTTAGCCCATCCTATGCGGATTTAGAGGGCGTTTTTGTAATATCATTCGACGACTGGCTGGAGATGCTGGCCAAAGACTGGATTCCTAACCAAAAGGCCGCGTAATCATGCCTCGCATAACCAAAGCCATCATCAAAGCGTCGTTAAACCCCGAAAGGTTGTACTCCAAGGCCGAAGATGTCGCCTTGAAGATGAAGCAGTTGAAAAATATCGGCTCTGACGCGCGTAGGCACTTCATCAAGCAGGGCGTGACCAAAGAGGAGCTCGAAGAGCTTGGTTTAGCAGAGCTTTTTGAACAGCGACGGGTTACTCAGGACGAAATTCTTACCCGTATCGACGAAAACCGCATCGAATTCGAGGAAGAGATTGCGATTGGGGGCCGAGAGTCTGACGTAGACTTCGATGTTCAGCAAATGGAGATGGAAGAATACTTCGGCGGCGCCAGTGGCGTCGAAGCGGAGATGGATTTTGATCTCGAAGAGAACATCAAGGACTATTACTACACCGAATTCGTGGATCAGGCCGATGACACCCTCGATGAGCGAGAGCGAGCCCTCAAGAAGTGGTCACAAAACGAGCTAGATTTCGATGATTTGTCATCGTCGCTTCAAAACGAGCTTCGTCAGAACGCTTACGAAAATGTCTCGACAATGTACTACGATGACCCCGCGACAGTTGTCCAGCTTTACGTGGATGGTAGTCCTGTTGAGGGCTATCGGCTGGTTCAGGGCCCGTATGACAACGCATTTTTGCCTACGAATGACGCTTCGCCGTCATTACAACGCGAATTTGGTGTTGATCGTAATAACGCAACTTACGGCAGGCAGGATACTGACACTTCCGCCACAAGCGTCAACGAAGCCCAAGTCCGCCTATCACAACACGCACTTGAACAAGATGAGATGTCGCTCGCGGGTGATACCCGATGGTCCGACTACACCGTCGACGGTGGCGAAAATTATCGTGAGATCCGCTATCGGTTAGCGGGTCCTAAGAAGTTCAGGGAGGGAACGCACTTCCCTGACGATATCAATAACGTCTTTCATGCCCGAACCACCGACCGCGTGGATACGGACGGCAATAACGTCCTGTTTGTGGAAGAGTTGCAGAGCGATTGGGCCCAGCAGGGGCGTCGTGAAGGGTTTATGAGCCCTGAAACACTCGCAAAAGGCGAAGATCAGATTCGCGGCATCCTTGAGGTCAACGACATACCTCAGACACTGGCAAAGTTCCGTGACAATTACTCCGGTGCTGAAGTACCTAGCCTACTCGAAGATTTGTATGAGGCGTCTGCTACCAAGATTCCTTACCGCGAAAAGGTAGGCTTGTTATCGAAGTTTAATCGTCGATATCAACAGATCACCAATGCAGGCAGGCAAGAACGCTTCATCGACGAAATTGAAGGAAGACTGACTGACAAAGACGAGTATGACATTGCCGCCTTTGAGATACAGCAAGCCAATCAGCGTGTTGGAACCCCCGGCCTAGAGGGAACCTACAAAATGCCTGACCCAAACACCGAAAAGGGTCGGGCGGAAATAGACGTACTGGTAGATAAGCACCTGAAGAGTCAGTACAACCGCGTCCTTAATGGAGATGCACCGACACAAGCAGTCCAGCGGATAGCGTTCGAGATGGACTCAAGCGCCCGTAGCCCCGGAGAGGGTTTGCGCTCGTTAATGAATAACGCCGAAAAAGCGGCGCGAGCATCCTTAGACACAACGATAGAGTCGTATGGATTGCCTAGAAACTTCGTGCAAGTTCTCGAAGAATCGATGGACGTTGTTAGACCCGGCCTCCCATCAGATTTGCGAATCGAGGCCCAAAAACCCCAAGCCGCACCGTTTGTCCGCGACTCTAATGCTTGGAACAAGCTTGCCGTTAAGCGCCTTGTCACCATCGCGGCCGATGAAGGCTACGACAAAGTGATGTTTTCTCCTAGCGAGGTCCAGATCGACCGCTGGGGAGAAGAAGGACTGCGGGGCCAGTACGACGTCAATATCCCGAAAGCGATCAAGCAGGTTACTGGCTCCAAGCCCGGTCAGACAACGTTTAGGATTGATTACGGCGGCGAGACCATAACTGGCCCCTCGATCGACCTTAATCAAAAGACACCTACAGGCGAAACGGTAGCTGAGCGCGCAAAGACCGGCCAGACTATGTTCATGGCGCCCCTTGCGGCCGCAGGATTAGCCGGATTAGCCGCGCCGGAAATGGCTGAGGCCAGCGACGTGCCGATCAATGAGGGTATTGGTCAGCTACCGCGACGTTCTGGGGAAGAGCGTGGTGTTCTTGAGGAGGTGGGTGACTTCATGCGTTACGGGCCCGAGGTCGCGTATGACGCATTGAACGCAATGATCCTCCGCCCTGTTGCTGGATCGATAGGTGGAAGGACCGCTTACGACCTTGGCTTGGACCCCGAGACGGTGCGTGGTGCACAAGGTCGCTTAGAGTCGCTTGTCGACTACGAGGCCAGCCCCGGCGCCGAAGCCTATGGCCAGCGCATCATGGGTGGCATCGGTGATTTATTAGAGTCTGACACCGCTCAACGAGTCGCGCCCTACGTGCAACCCGCGCTAGAAGGCTTGGAAGCCGTATCCGAGGGAGTCACCGGCGGCATTCTTGGCTTGATAGAGCGTATCGAAAAAGGTCGTGGCCGTGAGGATGAAGATATTGATGCTCTGCTAGAGACTCAGCGCCCCGGCATCGAGGCGATTCAGCCTATTTAGCAATCCTGCGGATGTGGTGAGGTAGGTCTTCGAGGTCGAATTCGTTAAGCGCTGGATTCTCGATCTGAATGATCGAGGCCACCTCGTCTTGCCGGTAGCCTCCCATGAGCAAGCGCAGTATGCGCTCTTCAATCTCGTGGGTCACGCCGCCTCCTGAAGGCAGTCTTCTACAAACGGGTTGACCACTCTGGATCGTAAGATCCGGTAGATGTCCTGAAAACCGCGCCCGTGAGGCTTGCGGTAGGATTTCTTGAGCCAGCGGGTGTAGGGCCCGTAGCGGTACTGAACATGGTGCGCTACCTCGTGGGCTACGATAACAGCGATGCCCTGCTCTTGATCGAAGATCGTGATGTCTCCAATGACAGGGTCGCTGGCGTAAGCCTTGTACTCCCCGAAGCGCTCCCGCTTGCCGCGAATCTCGGCGTCCCGTACATCGATGGTGATCTGGTTGCGGCCACCGTTGCTTCGCTGGTTGCGCGCCTTGATGTTGACCATGAGGGTCGCCTGAAGTGAAGCGACTGTCTGAGGCCGCAGGTGAAAGTCCACCAACTCGTGCTCCTTCTTCGCGAGCTCTCTCAAGCATCGCTTGGTCCACTTGATAACGAGGTCGCGCTCAGCGGTGGTGACGTTAGGTCCCTTGTGAGATCTCATGATTGCTCCTTGGGGCTGTTAGCCAGCCCACTTTTTGTTGAGGAATTCTGCGAGCGTTAAGCCGCAGGTTTCGACGTCACGCTGAAAGCGGGCTACCCGCGCCATGTCGTGGTCGCTCTGGTTGCCTGCCCAGTGATCAAGCAACACGTAAGCCACCTCTGGCTTATCGAGCATATAGCGCACCTTTTTGTGGCCATGCTGTTTGTGGAAACCAATTTGCATACCATGCCCTCCATTGGCATCAGCGATCAGGCCCATCCCGATCACAGTTCCTATTATACACACTTATACACTTATGTATACATCGACACGCTATTAGTTTTGGTACTTTGCCACAAAAAATAACTTTATACAAAGACTTGCACATCGACACGGCCTGTGCAACCATCCGCATTGTTCCACATGGAACATCAACCACTAGGAGGGAGCTGTGAAAATAGAAATAACCACGGAGCAGGCTGACCTGCTCCTTCTTGAGCTGAGTGCCTTGATACAGGACTTCAATCATCCGAAGGAGACGATCGAGCAGATCTTGAAGATTCGTCAGCAGATTGCTCAGGCGATAGTCTCGGATAAGGAGGCTGTCCGTGCTTAACGCTCAGGAGAAAAAGCGCTACTACAACCGGGTGCGCCGCACCTGCAAACTGCATGGCTTGGACATTGTTTATGATGGTGTACCCAAGTTTTATCGGGCTGTAGAGCTTCAGAAGGATGGCTCTACCATGTTTGCTGATCGAGCGGAGGATCACCATCCGCTTAATATCGATTGGAAGCGTCTGCACGAAGAAATGGCAGACTATGGCTACAAAGGAGGCATAAAATGATCGTTCAACCCCGAGAGTACAAGCACCGCATTTACGGCTATGTTCGCGTCTCAACGCAGGAGCAATGCCGGTCTGGCGTGTCAATTGATCAGCAAAAGCAGTTGATCACTAACTTTTCCATTAATAAGTACAACCGAGCCATTGATCAGTGGTTCATTGATGATGGGGTCTCGGGCACTACTGACATCCTTGAGCGTCCGGCATCCAAAGGCTTGACCGACGTTATTGAGGAACACGACGTCGTTATTGCCACGCGCCTTGATCGCTTTTCCCGATCAGCTCAGGATCTTTTATCGACTATTCCGATCTTGGAAGAGATTGGTATCCAGCTATTTTTCTGTGAGCAGTTCGGTGATATGCCGATTGTGCACAAGAAACGTGCCAAAGTTCACGGCATCGACCAGCGGTTTGACATGAATGACATGGTCAACAAGATCATGTTGATGGTGCTTTCTGCTGTGGCTGAGATTGAACACGCCAACATTCGTGATCGCTTTGGTGAAGGCAAAATGGACTGGGCCTCTCGTGGCTACCATATCGGCGGCGGCGTACCCTACGGATGGCGTCCCGTGGAAGAAAAGCACGGCAATAAGAAGCGTGTGCGCCTTGAAGAGGTGCCCGAAGAGCAGGAATGGATCAAAGTTATCCACAAACTACGAAATCGCGGCCGAGGCTTGAAATACATCGCAAAAGAGCTTAATTCCTTGCAGGCGGAAAAGGAATGGCACTATCGTCAGGTCGAAAAGGTGCTTAAGAAGCGGAAATATCAGGCTGTCGCAACTCAGCATTAAGGGTATGATGGTGCTGTAATAGGAGGGCACCATGACTGCCGAAGAACTGATACAAGAAGTCATCAACCGTCTCGAAGCATCGTTGGCGACAGATTTCATGAGCGGGTCCATCCGCGACATCATGACGTCGTCTGTCTCTGATTTGGATGACGCGCTCGAAATGATGAACGATGGCTAACATCAACGGCTGGGGCCGTGGCGGATGGGGCGAGGGTGCATGGGGCACTGCTCTCCCGGTTGAAGTTACGGGCCAGCAAATCAATAGTGGAATCGGTAGCCTTGCGGTTGTCGCGGCCGCTAATGTCACCCCTACTGGTCAACAAATCACGTCTCAACTGGGAGACGTGCAGATTATTGCGCAGGCGATTGTTGAGGTCTCAGGCTTCAGCGTCAGCTCTGCTCTTGGTTCAGTAACGGTTGATGCACAAGCAAACGTCACTCCAGATGGCCAATCCGCAACCGCATCGGTCGGCAGTGTCGATGTTATCGGTCTTGCTAATGTCACCCCGGATGGCCAGCAGTCCACAGCTCAGCTAGGCACCCCTACGGTCAGGGCGGCCGCAGATGTCGACGTCACCGGCCTTGGTATTACGTCTGGCTTTAACCCGGCGGTCAGTGTCACTGGCGTAGCAAACGTCACTCCAGACGGTCAGCAGACCACAGCAGGTGTCGGCGCACCGACAGTCAGCGGCGTAGCAAACGTCGAAGTAACTGGCGTTGGCATGGCCGCATCGTTAGGTTCTGTCACAGTTCAAGCCAATGCTGACGTTACACCGACAGGTGTCAGCGCAACGGCATCGGTGGGCTCTCTCACAGTCACTGGTATTGCCAATGTAACGCCTACGGGACAGCAAACCACGTCTGCGGTGGGTAGTATTGAGGTTGATGCGGTAGCGCTTGTAGAGGTGACGGGCGTCAGCATGACCGCAAGCCTTGGTGATGTCAGCGTCGTTGCGCAGGCAAATGTCACGCCAGATGGCCAGCAAATCGACTCTGCCATTGGTGATGTGGTCATTCAGATACGTCAAGACGTGTCGGTTACAGGCCAGCAAATCAACTCTGCGGTCGGCGCAGTAGAGACTAGCGCGGACTCGATTGTCGAGTTGACGGGCGTACAGGCTAATTTTGCGGTAGGCTCACTGTTTATTTGGTCTCAGATAGACACGGACCAAGACCCTAATTACAATCAGGTAGATGATTCCCAGTCACCGGGGTGGTCTGAGATTGACAATAGCCAGTCTGCGGGTTATGCGGCAATATCTACTTCACAGACGCCGAGCTATAGTACGATAGACGATACACAAGATCCGACTTGGACGGAAATTGAAGCAGGGCGGGACGCCGCCTAAGAGGAAAAACTTATGGCAACTTATGTCAACAACTTGCGTCTAACAGAGCTTGCGACAGGTGAAGGCTCGGGAACGTGGGGTACTACCACCAATACATCCCTTGAGCTAATCGGCGAAGCGCTGGGTTATAACACTCAGAATTGCTTCTCTTCAGACGCTGACGCGACCACGACAGTTGCGGATGGCGCCAGTGATCCGGCGCGTTCGTTTTATTTCAAGGTCACTTCGTCTGCAACATTGACCGCCACCCGTACGCTTACGATTGCACCCAACACGCTGTCTCGTGTGATGTTTATTGAGAATGCGACCACAGGTTCTCAGTCGATCGCTATCTCTCAAGGCTCTGGTGCGAACGTCACCATTGCAACTGGCAGGACAGCCGTAGTCTATCTCGACGGAGCAGGCTCTGGCGCGGCAGTCGTTGATGCGATGGCGAACGTCGACCCCGGCATCACCGATACGCTGGCGGAAGTGCTGGTTGCAGGCAACACGTCTGGCGGCACCGGCCTTACCATGTCTTCAGGCGATGACCTGACCCTGACCGGCGCAAGCTACAACGTGGTGTGGGATAGCTCAGACTCTGCGCTTGAGTTTGCGGATAACGCTAAAGCAACCTTTGGTGGGTCACAAGACCTACAGATTTACCATGATGGGTCTGCAAGCTACATTGATGACGCTGGCACAGGAAATTTGCGAATAAGGGCAAACTCAAGCCTCAGCATACAAAAGTATACAGGCGAAACGATGGGAGTTTTTACTGCTGACGGGTCTGTGCTACTCGCACACGATAACGTCACGCGACTAGAAACCACCTCTACAGGCATCGACGTAACGGGTACTGCTGTAATGGATGCGCTCACAGTTGGTGGGACTCTGGGAAACTTCGATATTAGCGCAGGCGGAAACCAAGCTACTTTTGATTACAACGGGTTCAACTACATCAACAGCACCGGCGCAGGCTCCGCGCTCGTTGTTCGCATGGGCAGTGGAAGCACGAACGCTATTCGTTTTGATTCAGACGGTAAGGTCATTATAAATGATGACGGCAACGACACCGACTTCCGCGTCGAGTCTGATGGCGCAAGCCATATGCTTTTTGTGGATGCAGGTAATAATCGCGTAGGTATTGGCGAGTCGTCACCGGATACGCCCCTTCATATTACAACCTCATCTTCTGGTAACGTTATTACTCTTGAAAGCACTGATGCTGGTACGGCGGCAGGTCCGTCAATAAATCTTTTTAGAAACTCAAGCAGTCCAGCGAACAATGACTTAGGTCCAGCGATTTTTTTTAGAGGTGACAATTCCGTAGGCGGCTCACACACCTATGCCAATATCTTCACTCAATACACTGATGTAACGGACGGGGCAGAAGATGCAAATGTAATGCACCAAATATCTATCGCTGGTCAAAATAGAACGGTTTTAGGTCTTACGACTAGCGAAGTTACAATCAATGACGAAAGCCAAGACGTAGACTTCCGCGTTGAGTCTAACAACAGCCAATATGCGGTATATGTAGATGCCGCACAAGATTCTGTTGGCATCCTAACAAATGCTACTGACGCGGCTCTAAACGTCAATTCTCAAAACGCATCTAAAGATGCTATTCGTATTGTTGGATCTGGTGGAAACAACTTTATTGCTGGCTACGGGAATCAAGGCAACCTTTCTTTCACTATCGCAGAAGTAGGAGCAGATGATCCCGGTATTCTTACGCTGTATAGAAACGGCATTGCATCGCACATTATTACTACTGACGAGAGTAGTGAAACAGTATTCAACGAGCAAGGAGATAATTTAGATTTCCGCATTGAGTCTGATAACAACGCCAATATGTTGTTTGTTGATGCTGGTAATGATCGGGTTGGCGTCGGTGGCGCACCTTCGTCTCCCTTCCACGTGCAGTCTGGCACTACAAACAATGTAGCTACGTTTACATCAACAGACAGTACCGCTGTTATTATGATGCAAGACAATTCTGGCAATTCTCAGTTTGGTACGAGCGGAAACACAGCAAGAATCTCACCAAACTCTAGCTATGCTGTTTTCGAGGCATCGCAGACGGCAGTTGTTATCAACAATGCGGCTCAAGACACAGACTTCCGCGTTGAGTCTGACAACCAAGCCAATATGCTGTTTGTTGATGCTGGGAATGATCGCGTAGGTATTGCAGAGTCAGCACCAGAATCACAGTTGCACATTAAGCAGACTGCTGACATTGGCACTGGTGATGAAATGGGCCTGATGATTGAGTCAGGCACCAGCACTCAGCGTTATATGCTTCAGACAGGTCGAGCTGGAGTATCAAACGCTCACTTCAATCTTAGAGACGTAAGCAATAGCCGGGATATTTGGTCTGTCTTTGACACTGACGGCACGTTTCAAGGTCATACGCCTTTCCAATGGAATAACGCCGCAGTCTTCAACGAAGGCTCACAAGACTACGACTTTAGAGTAGAGAGTGCTGGCAACGAAAATATGCTGTTCGTTGACGCAAGCGCGAATGCTGTTGCCGTAGGTCATAACACACCCCTTGTGCCTCTCCACGTACAGTCAACAGGGTCTGGAGAAATTGTACGCATTGAAAGCACAAACGCTGATGCAAGTCAGGGGCCAATTTTAGCTCTTTACCGAAACTCCTCATCACCTGCGGACAATGATGGTATTGGTCGTATTAACTTTTTGGGGGAAGACTCTGCTGGAAATCAAACAACATACAACTATATCGCCTCCACAATTACAGATGTAAGTAATGGCACAGAAGACTCCAAGATATCTATAGGCGTCTTAGCGGGTGGAGCGGCTCGTTCGGCATTTATACTTGATGGAGGCACCGGAGCTACTTTTAACGAAGATGGTATTGCCGATGGTGACTTCCGCGTTGAGTCTGATAGCAACAGTTCTATGCTTGTGGTTGATGCTGGATCGAATTATGTAGACATTGGCGGTGCAGGAAATATCGGCGGTCAGTTAAATATTATAGGCAGTGAAGGAATACGCGGAAAGAAAGACGCTACCTATAAAACGGCCACTATGGTGCAACCCACTGGGTGGGGTTACTCCGTAGGTACTTATGCCGTTACTCAGCTAGGGGACCAAAGCACTCAAGGCACGGTGTCTATTGGCTATGATCCAAGCGCTAACACTGACGGTAGTTTCAGTGGCACTGGAATTGAGATGTTATTTGCAGGCGATATGCATTTCTACCAGCCTAACTCCGCTGACACTGGTTGGAAAAGACAGCTTAGGATGATAAACACTTCGGGTGTAATCATCAATGAAAACAGTGAGGCTGATCTTGACTTCCGCGTTGAGTCTAGCGGCAACACCCACATGCTGTTTGTTGATGCTGGTAATAATCGGGTTGGTGTGGGTATGTCCGCACCAGATTCTACTTTAGAGGTAAACGGTACTGTCAATATAAACGGCATATACCATACAGAAGCCACACAAACATTTTTAACTGCAAGCACTGCTAATGATCTTGTTTCTGTAGCTTTTGGATCTGCTCAAATAGGTGTTTATGTAAAAATAAAATACAGATCAGCTAAAAATGACGGCGGCGTTGTAAGCCATGTTGCTGGTGAAGAGTTATTTATTTTTAGATCAGACTCAACAAGTCCGGCAGTAGCAACAACTAGCACAAACACAGGGTCAAGTTTTTTAACTTTTACAACTGCACAAGATACCGGAAATAACAAACTTACTGTAAAAGTAAATCCCGGAGCGGCGGCAAACTTCGCAGACATAACATACACATTGGAAGTAATCCCAAGAAACGTAGGTACAACTCCTACAATTACTCATCTTTAAACTGGAGATAGCAAAATGGCAATCACTAACACTTGGTCAGTATCAAACATGGTCCACCAAGACTCAGACGGCGGTGTAATCACTGTTTACTGGTCAATGGTCGCGGCAAGCGATGGAACGCCATCCTACACAGCAACAGAAGGCGGCAAGCTACGTTTGACGCCAGATCCTTCAAGCCCAGACTACATTGCGTATGCTGACCTTACTGAGGCAGATGTCCTTGGTTGGGTTTACAACAGTCTGATTGAAGGCGACGAAACTGCCGACGAAGCTAAGGCTCGCGTCGAAGCAGACCGTGATGCCAAGGTGCAAGGTCAAATTGACCGTGCCGCCAGCCAGTCTGACGGAGTGCCTTGGTCAGCTTAACTTTAACTACAACTAGGAGTAACGACGATGGGAAAAAATGAAAAGACCCCAATCACCGTGAATGATAAAGAATACCTCGTTGAAGATCTTGGCGATCAACAGCAAGTTATGATCAATCACATCAATGATCTCGACCGTAAGCTTGCGAGCGCGCGGTTTAACGTAGACCAGTTGGTTGTCGGCCGTGAGGCTTTCGTCAACCTGCTGGCTCAGTCTTTGGAGGGAGCTGAGGAAATCACCGATGAGGATTACGAAGAAGTATCTGCCGATACTGCTGTCAATTAGCCTCATGAGTCCTGCCTTCGGGCAGGACACTCCTGAGATCGACCCGGCGCCAGAGATTGACCCCGTTCCAGAAAGGGACGACGGTGAGTTTGAGCCTGACTTTGACGGGGATGGTGACGACACCAACATTGAGGGCGACCTTAATACGTCAAACTCGAATAACAACAACGTCAACAAGACGTTTAACGGCGCAGGATCTGGCAGGCAGATGCCTGCAAATACGGCTGTAGCACCCAGCTTGATGAGTACGGGCCAGCAGTCGTGCCTAAAGTCTTTGTCTGGCGGCG